CCCTGATCTGCTTGTTCGATAGAGATGACGAAGAGATGCTTAGCTGCAAATCTGGAGAATGGTATCTGGATAATCCTCAGCGAGGCAGAGCCAACAACAGTGCAGTGCTTCCTCGGAGTGAGGTCTCTCAGGAGGAGTTCTATGCTCTAATGCAGAAGGTAGAGGACAGTCATTCAGGTGAACCCGGAGTGTACTGGACTAACGATGCAGATTGGGGAACCAACCCATGTTGTGAGATAGCACTTAAGCCGTACCAGTTCTGCAATCTAACGGAGATCAATGCCAGTAACATTGTAGACCAGCAAGACCTAGAAGATAGGTCACGAGCTGCTGCATTCATTGGTACACTTCAGGCAGGCTACACTAACTTCCATTACCTTAACCCTGAGTGGAAGCGTACCACTGAAGAGGATGCCTTGATTGGTGTTGGTATGACTGGTATAGCCAGTGGTTGTGTGTTGAGCCTAGATCTAAAGAAAGCTTCCAGTGTTGTTCTTGAAGAGAACGATATAGTTTCTAAGAAGATTGGTATTAACAGGGCAGCTAGAACCTCTACTGTTAAGCCTTCCGGCACTAGCTCTTTGGTAGCTGGTTCTTCTTCTGGCATCCATGCTTGGCACAACACTTACTACATTCGCCGTATGCGTATTGGTAAGAACGAAGCCTTGTATCATTACCTAGCTAAAGTACACCCTGAATTGGTGGAAGATGAAGTGTTCCGTCCCGAGACTATGGCAGTTATCAGTGTACCGCAACGGGCACCTGAAGGCTCCATCGTAAGAACAGAGTCTCTTACTTCATTGCTTGATCGGGTATCCCGTTTCAATAAAGAATGGGTACGCACTGGTCATCGCACAGGTAAGAACAGTCATAACGTATCTTGCACTATCTCGGTTAAGCCGGATGAGTGGGGAACTGTGTCTGAGTGGATGTGGAGTCATCGTGAAGAGTTCAATGGTATTGCGGTTCTGCCTTATGAAGGTGGCACTTACCAACAGCTTCCCTTTGAGGATATCACAGAAGAGAAATTCCTAGAAATGTACTCGCACCTTGAAGGCATTGACCTTACCAAGGTACACGAAGAGACAGACAACACAGACCTTGCAGGTGAGATAGCTTGCTCTGCCTCTGGTTGTGAAGTAACATAACCCGGACTATAGAAACAGATAAGGAGTAATTAAATGCGGAGTCAAGTAGTCATTGCAGCAGATATCGTTGAGTCACAGGCGACAGAAGGCTTGGTGAGCACAGACCTTTATATTGAAGGGACTAATGCTGGACTTAATGTTGATACACTAATAGAGCAGGCGGAGGAGATTTATGCAGTCTCAGAAGAAACCTTCCAAGAAACCCTCGATACCTATTGATGCTTGGGAGTTGATAGAACAAACTCTTTTACCAGATCCCCCTACTCCTGACAAGCCAACTTGGAAACTCGTTGCAGAACAGGAACGGCTTAGGATTCTTGATGTTCTTAAGCACAGGGTAAATGTATATGGCATCTCCAATGATACGTGAAGCTACCGCATTTGATGCTCTCACTGTACTATGTTTAGCAGAGAGCTACCTTGAGGAGGCTGGCGAATACGCTGGCCTCTCTTACGACTCCTCGCTTGCCATTGGTAATATGATGCTTGCAACAAAAGACCCTAACCAACTGTTTATCCTCAGCTTGAATTCTGAGAAGGAAGTTGTTGGTATGCTATGGGCTGTTTGTGTAGCAGCATTACCTTGGTCACCAGAGAAGGTAGCTCTCGATCAAATTGTTTACGTTTCACCTGAGTACAGGGGCACTAGGCATGGTTTAGATTTACTGAGAGCTTATGAAGATTGGGCTGAAGAGGAAGGTGCATCTGAAATTAGACTTAGCATAGCCTCTGGTGTCCATGAAACAAAGACAAGTAAACTGTACCAAAAATTAGGGTACTCTCATTTAGGTTCACAATACAGGAGAAAGTTATAATGGGTTTTATGTCACCTAGTACACCAGAAGTACCTAACCCGGCCAAGCGTCCAGAAAGATCAGACACTATTGAGCCTGAGGATATCGCTGTTGGTGGGGAAGGCGAAGAAAGTGAAAAGAAAGGTCGCCGTGCATTGCGAAGACCTTCAGGAAATACCGTTGGATCAAATCAATCGGTAGGGACTGGCCTCAGCGCGTAAGGAGACTATATGAAAAACAATCCCTTGTCTCCCTACGGAGATAAAGGGTCTACCCTCGCTTCTAAGTACGATCAGTTGAAGCAGAAAAGGGAGACCTATCTAAGTCGTTCAGAACAATACGCCAAGGCTACACTGCCATACGTTATGCCAGAGAATCAGAACACAGAAAGTGATTCTATGCAACAAGGTTGGCAGAGCTTTGGTGCAAAGGTTGTTAATCACCTTAGTAACAAGATTATAATGACCCTGTTCCCGCCTTCTAGGTCTTTCTTTAAACTAAGCTTCTCCTCTGATATCCAAAGAGAACTAAAGGAAGAGGGCTGGGACAGTTCTACCTTGGCAACTGAGCTTGCCGCTGTAGAGTCTGATGCCATGACATTCATGGACAGCACAACACCTAGAGACTTGGATATTAAAACATCCAAGCATTTGATTATCACTGGTAACTACATGCACTACTTCCCTGAAACAACTAAACATGCTATAGGTGTAAGCCTAAACCAGTACGTTGTGAAGAGAGATACGTATGGAACTTTACTTGAAGTTATACTCTGCCAGAAGAAAGCCTTAGGCTCTATGCCGGAGGAGATTAAGCAGAAGGTAAAATCAGACTATCGTAACAGTCACATCAAAGATGATACTGAGGTCTCTCTGTACACAGGTGGCTTGCGTCAACCTGATGGTAAGTACAAAGTATATCAAGAAGTCCTTGGTGTAGTGGTAGGTAAAGAAAGCCTTATGAAGGAAGAGAACATCCCCTTCACCATCTTAATGTGGAACCATACTCACGGTGAAGATTACGGTAGAGGCTTGGTAGAAGATCATGGTGGAGATTTCCATGTTATTCAAATACTTTCTGAGGCTGTAGCTAAGGGTATGATCTTGATGGCAGACATCAAGTACCTTGTTAAACCCGGAAGCTACACAGATGTTGACCATCTTGTTGAAAGCCCAACAGGGGAATTCATCAGTGGCAACATTGATGACATCGGTGTTCTACAGTTAGAGAAATACGCAGACTTCTCTCCTATCGTTGAAGTCCTTAGGGATTACGAGCGAAGGGTTGGTGAAGCCTTTATGGTATCTCGGGCAGCAAGACGAGATGCAGAACGTGTAACTGCTTATGAGATCCGACAGGATGCTGCTGATCTTGAGCTGGCTTTGGGTGGTGTATACAGTCACCTGTCTGCTATCTGGCAGAAGCCTAGAGCTATGCGCCTTCTCAAGATGGCTATTGATAACAGCAATTCTGATTTGAAACTAGGTGACTTTAGTCCAGAGATTATAACTGGTGTAGAAGCCTTAGGTAGAATGAACGAGCTTGACAAGATCATGCAATTCACAGAGATGCTTCAGATGACTAACTCATGGCCTGAAACTATGCAACGTAGAGTGCAGTGGGACAAGTTTAGTGGCAAGGTAGCTGCTGAGATTGGCCTAGAAATAGACTGGTTGATGAATGATGAGCAGTTCAAAGAGATGCAGCAGGCTGAACAGAAAGCAATGATGGAACAGAAGATGGCAGCAGAAGCCAGCAAAGCCGTTCCTGATATGATCAAACAAGGAGGCCAACAGTGAGTACCGAAGATACAACTGTAGAAGAAACAGCAAGTACACCTAGTTCAGAGGGTGTAACTCCCGCAACTACCGAGGGTGTTACCAATGCAACAGAAGAGAGCACGAGCACCACGGAAACGACAGAAGGAACAGGCGTCACGGAGGCGACAGACACAGAAGCAACAAGTGAAGAGTCCAAGCAGACTTCCACTGATGATTCTGGAGAAGCAGACTTCTATTTCAATGGACAACAAGTTCAAGTAGAGGTTCCTGAAGACCTGAAGGGTAGCCTTGATGCTGCCGGTGTTAACGTAGACTCCGTTCTTAAAGAGCTTTACGGTAAAGACAGTGACTTCACTTTGTCTGATGATACAAGAGCGCCCTTGGATGAGAAATACGGCAAGGTAGTTGTAGACACCTTTCTTAATGCAATGAAGAGCCAGAACGAAGGCATCCTTAAAGGAGCAACTGAAGCTCAGAACGCTGCAAGTGAAGCAGATAAACAAGCTGTTGAGTGGAGCAACGAAGTTGTTGGAGGCGAAGAAAACTGGAACTCCCTTGAGTCATGGGCAACAGAAAACCTAGATGAGGGAGAGATTACTTCTTTCAATAAGGCTATGTCCAGTGGTGACAAGTGGATGCAAGAGCTTGCTATCAAAGCTTTGAACGGAAAGATGCAATCAGCAGAAGGCGACACAACAGTAAACCTAGTATCTGGTGACAGTGCTAGTGACACTGGTTCTGGTTCTGGATTGTCGGGTCAAGACTATATCAATGAAATGACAAGTTCTGCTTTCCGTGCCTTGAAAGGCCATGAGAAAGTCAACGCACAGAAACAACTCGACGCCAGACGTAGGACGGGAATGAAGCGAGGGCTTTAACCCGGACTATAGAAGGAAAGGCGTTTTTAAAATAATTTAGGAGGTACAAAATTGTCTACTACTAATAATGTTACCAAC